GACTTAAATGTAAACTACATCTATAAGACTTCTTTTGACAAGGCAAATCGAACAAGCGTCACCTCATATCGTGGCGCTGGGTTTGATGAAGCATTCTATGGGTTTGTTGCCGTCAAGGAAATGTTGGGGCTTGAAGTTTTGACTGATGTGCATGAGCCATGGCATTGCGAAACTGTGCCCGCGGATATTATTCAAATCCCAGCATTTCTTTGCCGTCAAACTGACCTGCTGCAGGCTGCTGCGGCATCAGGTAAGCCCGTAAATGTGAAGAAGGGTCAGTTTCTCTCGCCGCGCGAAATGGTCAATATCGTGCATAAGCTGGAGTCATCTGGTTGCACTAAGGTCATGATGACTGAGCGCGGTACTACATTTGGCTATAATGATCTTGTTGTTGACATGCGGTCACTTGATATTATGCGCGGCAACACCCCAATGAATTATCCTGTCATTATGGATTGCACCCATGCGGTACAGTCGCCTGGTGGTAACGGTATTTCGTCTGGTGGTAATCGACAGATGGTTCCAGTGATCGCGCGCGCGGCGACAGCAGTTGGTATTGCTGGCGTATTCATGGAAGTGCATCAAGACCCAGACAATGCACCATGCGATGGTCCAAATATGCTACACTTAGCCAATTTTAGGTCTGTACTTGAACAGCTACTTGAGATAGATTATGTGGTGAAGGCGCATATGCCGTCTAAAGGAGAATAATATGAAGCTTGGTAAGGTTTGGGGTGATACAGAGGATCTGTTTACCTCACCCAATGTAGAGGTACATCGCATTAATACTAAGGCTGGGTTTCGATGCTCGCTGCATAGTCATCGCCATCGCTGGAATGGTTTCTATGTGATTAGTGGTATCATCGAAATTCATACTGAAAAGCAATATGGGCTGACAGATGTAACTGTGCTTCGCCCCGGTGACTTTACTGCGGTGCCACCAAATGAGGTGCATTGCTTTGTCTGCACCCAAGATGCTCAGGCCCTTGAGATTTATTGGCCTCAGCATATGGAATCGGTTGATATCGTTCGCAAGGATGTTGGTGGGTTTATTGCCGCATTAGCTGCTAAGTCGGTTGATGATGCAGCCTGAGCTGTCTATCATGACGCCTGAACGGTTTACCTCGACAATCGAGAAAACCGTCATCGAAAAGAACATGACATATCTTGATGCAATCATGCACGTATGTGATACCACGGGTCTAGAGATTGAGGTGATCCCTCGTCTCCTTTCACCTAGGGTTAAGAAGATTCTGACCAGCGAAGCTAATGGTCTTAATCTACTAAAGCGCAAGCCTGGTGAGGTTAGGTTACCGATTTAGGATGGAAGGTATGAAGGCATATCAAGAATATGTCGCCTTGCGACTGCATTTTACGCAGGATAGCTATGACTACTTCAAATATCAAGGCAAAGTAAAGCCTATTAAGAGTTCTACGTTTGAGGCACGGAATGATGTATTTCATTTCCGTCGTCTTGAACGTAGATACAAGGATGATCTGACTGGGTTTTATGTCGCAAATATGACCCAGGGTGTCAGATTTATCCGAGAGATGGTTACCGTCGAGGCCGAGAAGCGATATGTTGATTGGAAGCGCCATATGGAGTCCATCACATATCGTTTTAAGCAAGATATGCAAAATGTAGCCGAAAGCTGCAATGACGTAGCCAAAGCATGGTCAACTAATGGCGACCATCCTGAGGTACTACGTCTTTATCTTGGCGGGAAGCTGTCGATAGAAAGTCTAATTCTATCTGATCGAGTTCTTAAATTTCAAGATCGATGGGATACTCGCATTACGGATACTATCATCTGGCCAGATGTCTCTCGCCTTATGAAGAAGTATGGACCATTCGTAACTGCGGACAATGATATCATAAAGAAAACCATGCGTCAGGTGTTTATTTCTTGACACACCGCCTTCAACATGATATAAGTACATGCGTGGTCATGGTCAAAGTGAACAAGATACACACGCAATATACAAAACATACGGAGAACATACAATGTCTAACGATTTCGCTTCGCTGAAGCGTGCTACTACCAGCAACCTCGATCGGCTTTCCAAGGAGCTTGGTAAGCTTGCTAATAACGGCAACCAGCGTGAAGCTGATGACCGTTTCTGGCAGCCTGAGGTTGATAAGGCTGGCAACGGTTACGCCGTCATTCGATTCCTTCCTGCTGCTAAGGGTGAAGACCTGCCTTGGGTTCGCATCTGGTCGCACGGTTTCCAGGGCCCGGGTGGTTGGTATATCGAAAATTCTCTGACGACTCTCGGTCAGAAGGATCCTGTCGCTGAAATGAATTCCAAGCTGTGGAATAGCGGTAGCGATAAGGACAAGGAAATCGCGCGCAAGCAGAAGCGTCGCCTTTCTTACATTGCCAACGTCTATATCGTCAAGGACCCGACTAATCCTCAGAATGAGGGTAAGGTCAAGCTGTTCAAGTTTGGTAAGAAGATTTTCGACAAGATCAACGAATTGATGACGCCTCAGTTTGAAGATGAGAAGGCTGTTAATCCCTTCGATTTCTGGGCTGGTGCAAATTTCAAGCTGAAGATTCGTAATGTCGAAGGTTATCGTAACTATGACAAGTCCGAGTTTGATCGTTCAGAACCGCTGTCTAGCGATGATTCCGAGCTGGAGCGTATCTGGAATTCTCAGCACAAGCTTCAGGCCTTTGTTGCTCCTGATCAATTCAAGAGCTATGATGAACTGAAGGCTCGCCTCGATAAGGTGCTTAACGAAAGCAGCGCGCCTCGTCGTCGTGATAATGATGAGGATGATACGCGCGAGGAGCGTCCTGTCGCGCGCGCGACTGCTGAGCCTAAGGCCCGAGCGGCTGAAGCGCCTGCCGCTCGTGGTTCGGCCCGCCCGCCGTGGGAAGATGACTCCGATATCAATCTTTTTGAGCGACTGGCTCAGGATGATTGAGCCGATGGGCGGGAGAAATCCCGCCCATTTTTTAGCTTGGTAGCATATGCTGCCTTAAAGCTTCCAGCATCGCATCTTCAGGATTTCTAATTTGTAATCCGGCAACTGGTGTTTGCGCCTGCTGTCTTGATTGCGGCGTTGGTTGCGATTGATTGCGATTTGGTATACTTATTGGTGGTAATACTTGTATTGCTCCTGGTGGGAGGCGCGCCTCGCCAGCTTCCGTGCTTACAATTTGTCGCGGAAGATTTAATCTTCTAGCCACCTCAGGTGATATTTCAAGACTACCACCTTGACGTAATGTTGTGGCCACCTCTTCATGTCGATTTTGATATCTTCCGCCGCGACCCATTTCAATTGTAATTGCTTGCGCTTGTTGTTGTGTTAAGCGATTTTCTTGCCGCGCAGTTCTAATCATATTTTGCGCTTCAACTCGATCTAATGCTCTACGTTCAGGTGATCCTGGTGGTGTATTAGCTGCACGATCTCTTAATCTTTGTTCTGGCGTTCTCGCTTCTGGTGGTCTTTGATTACCAGCTTCACCCAATTGTTGTTCCATCTCTGCCCGTTCTTCGGCAGGAGTACGTCGCGCAAGACGAAGCTGTTCACGTTCATATTCAGCACCAGCTTCAAGTGACGTTGGGTCTACTAAGTTAAGACCAGGAATCCGGCGGCGAGGATTTACTAATGCACGACCTGCTGTTCTAAGCATATTTCCTAAACCAGATGGTCTTGATCCACCTGCTGGTGCAGGTCGATTAGGTTGCCCTCCTGGTATTGATGGACGAGGTTGGCCACCAGGTGTAGGTGCGGGTCTATTAGGTTGACCCCCTGTTGGTGGGCGAATATTTGGTCTTTGTAATGCTCTACGTGCAAGTTCTGCCGCAGTTATTAATCCTGCCGCGACAGCAATTTGACCTAAAATATTAGTTATATTACCAATTGTGCTAATAATCTCATCAACCGCATTACCAAACCTCGCTATAGATTCATTAGGTATTGCGGCAAATCCTAATATACTTGCGCCTAAAATGGTTGCTAATGATAGACCGGGTCTGGCTCTGACTACATTCCCAACTCTTTCCATCGCACCAGCAGCTAAACGACCGCTACCTCTAACCAAACGCCCTAATAGTGATGATCTACCCTCAGCATCATTTTCTCTATTATCAAGTTCATAATCACGCAGGCGCTCCGTATCTCTTAGCTGTGCGCGTTGCATCTCAAATAGAGCTTGCAGGGCCTCACGGGTAAGCTCTGTTGTATGTGATACAAATCGAAATAGATCGGCGCGTAAATTTAAAAATTCTTGACGTGTTACATATTGATCTGGTCTATCTGCGCGCTGAGGTGTACCCATAGCTGCGACTCTAGCATCACTAACCATGCGATAGTTTTGCAACATATCATGATATCTTTTGGTGCGTTCATCATATACAATATTGCTTGGTAAATTTAAATCTGCAAGACTGGCCATGCTATGCTCCTATCATGTCAGCACAGGCAATATAAACATACTAGCAGATGCTTGCTGTTGCGGTACATAAGATGCTGCTTGCTGAACTGATGGTGTAATTGGTGCGACACTAACTTGTGGACCGCGATTTGTCTGTTGTGGTTGATTTGCTCTATTACCAAATCTTTCATTTACGCCTGGTATTCTTTCTACGCGCGCGCGATGTCTTCCCATTACGGCGTCAAGATCAGATATGGATATGATACCATCATTATTAGCATCAAGACCCGGATTTGCTGTATAATAATTTTCAGGGTTTCTAGATAAAATACCATCCCCCCGACTAATTGCGCTTCGGGCACGACCCGGTAAATACACATATGCATAAAGAGTACCAGCACTTGCGCCTTGTGGTAAACCTACCATTTGAAAATATCTTTCTACAAGTTGCATTTGTTGTGCGGCGCTCATTTCGCGTATTTCCTCAACTGTTGTACCCAAAGCCGCAGCAGTTTGAGGTATAAACTGAATTAATCCTGTGGCGCGTGATGTTCGATTTTGTGCTCTAGGATCCAATCGGGATTCTGCTCTCATCACAGCCAACATATCCAGTGGATCTACACCAAATCTTGCTGAGACCCGATTAACTTCACTCATAAAATCACCTGAAGGCGTTGTCTCTTGGGGCGATCTTTCTGGAGTTCCCGGAGCTGGTCTGGGTGTTGCTGGATTTATCTGATTAGGTAAAGGTGCTATGCTAGGTGCGGGTGTGGGTGATTCTTCTGGTGTCGGTGTTGGTTCTGCTGGTATTGGAATTTCTCTTGGTTGTTCATTTTCTTGACCTCGTAAATATTGAAAAGCTGATCCAAGAAGACCACCAATTACTACTGCAGGGTGTCGTCTTAAAACTGATATTAATAGAGGCAATGCTCGTAAAAGACCTATTGCGACTGGTGCTAATCGACGCATTACACCAATAATTCTACGTAGACCATTTGTTATCACATCTAATATGCGACTTATGGTTGACATAACTTCTCTTAATATACGAAGAAAAGTTGAAACTAAACCTGAAGAATCTTCCTCACGATCTTCAACTCTCTGAACTTGACGTTCTGGTTGAAGTCGAGTCATCTCGGCTCTATTTTCTCTTTCTTGACGGTCTATTCTTTCAATTACAGTTTGCTGCTTTATCTTTTCGGCAGCTATCGCGCGCAATGTCGATATTACTTGTCTAGAATAACCCTGCAAACTATTCAATTGCTGAAATAGACCACCAGAAACTCTGGTTAATGCATTACGATTTGCTGGTGGCGACAAAAATATAGGCGCAACTGCCACTGCTGCCGCGCGGGTATCTCGGCCGAGCATATTATGTTTTAGTAATGCGTCGGCCAAAGATGCCACTTATTATTCCTCCCTTTTAGCTTTCTCCGATTCTATAAAATCCACCAACATCTTAACGTATATTTCCCTCTCCCACGGAATCATACCCTCTATCTCACTTAAACTGTATTTGTGATGTTGCATAAGCGAAAAATTCAAAACATAATAATTAGCTAGCGAGGTATGAGAGAGGGCCATCAAAAAAAATCAGATAATCCTCTTAGTGTAACTGTGTCATTTTGCCCACAGCCAGGGCACTTGTATGTGACAGTATGCTCAATTGTTGGCATTGTCTCAAAAAATTTCATAACTGATAAGAATTGCTGATTGCTCAATGATCCTAAAAATCTCTTAGCATCTTCGATATCATCTGGTTCGAAAACATCTTCATTATCATAAACACTTTCGATGCAATTTGCAACTAGGTTTATACCATCATCTGTTGTAGAATCGACCTTAAGATCCTTTATGGTCGGATATCTCATTTTTAGGGTCAATGTATCCGTAAGTTTGATAAACGGACTATGATCTTTATCAAACTTAACTTCAACTTGATCAAGATCAATCTTGACTTCGGTTATGGCCTCACACTTATCACCTGCATAATTTACACCATCAACATGGCGATAGCTTAAGGTGACTTCTTCGCTAACCGACTTAGCTCTTACCTTAAGAAATAGATATTCAATATCAAATGACGGTAGCTTATTGACATCAATATCCGTTATAATGCATGATGATAGAACATCAATCATTGCTCGCTGCATATGATCAAGGTCTTTCGATTCCATTGCAACAAGAAGAACCTTTTCTTCCTTTACGACAAAAGGTCGAAAGATAATTTCCTGCTTAGTTGATGGTAGAATAGTAGTAAACGTCGGTATTGTAATCTTAGGTAAAGCCATATTATCCTCTCATTCAATCATCTAGTAAATGAACGTGCTGCGCCGCCCAATGCAGTGCTTGTATTTGTTATATTAGATCCGACCTGCGAGCCAATTGCGCGCAGACCACCAGAAACACCATTTTTGCTAAACACGGAAATTAGCGGAGAAAATCTATTGTAAAGAGCAGACCCGCTACGAAGCAGACGCTCAAGGCCTAGCATATTCTCAAACGGTAGAGCTGCTGGATGTTGCTCATATGCTATGAAATATTCCATATCAACAAACATTTTAGCTGTACCGTCGGCCGCCCAATCAAGCTCAACTTCACTTATGCTAATAGGATAAGCTTCTTCCAATGTTATCTTATACTGCGGGAAGATTGATCTATCAGTAGCGCCAGCAAAATTTGTGTTTAGTGGATTAAGCTGTTCAATTACGTCACTAACAAGCCCTCTCAAATCACTACCACCACGAATTAGTGTTTGGGCAAGATCAATACCCGACGGAACTTGAAATTTAGGCGATTCTGCAAATTGCAATAGACTTACTCGACCAACCATTTCATCATAGAATGTTGAGTCAAAGCCACCATTCTTAAGTGCTCCAACTTTTGCGCGACGATATGATGCTAGACCACCAGACGATATCGCAAGGTCTTGCCAAGCCATAAAAATTTCGCGCTCTATCATATTTTCGCTGAGTGCGATTTTTAGTCGCATTGGTGTATTCATATGACGATATGGAATTCTTCTGGTTGGACCATGATAATTCTGATCTAGAGTCATTAGTGTGCGTGGTGGTAAGCTTGCAGACTCAATGCGTAGCGGCAGATGCGAGGCATCAAAGAATGAGCTAATATTGCTAGGTAGCGATAGCATCACAGAGAAATAGCTAGGTTTAGCTAAACCTCTCTTGCCAACTTCCGATGAAAATTCTGCTACGTTAAATCTGCGATTGGCCATTATTGCACCTTTGCGTAGCTATCTCTATGCACAGCACCAACACTAGCTCCGACAAATCTTTCCAATGGCATGAAAAGTGCAATGTCCCAAGAAGCTGGATCTATGCGAAAATATCTGGTTCTAACATGAGAAAATAGGTATTGTTTTATGCACGGTTTGTAAAATCTATATTTTGTAACCGAGCTTAACATCTTATATGAAATCTGTAGATGTGTACGCTCATCATATTTCTCATCACTTATAACCGAATAAAGTGCATCCATCATTCTAGCACGTAGTCTAAGCGGCAGGTAGTGCATGTTTAGACCCATGAAACCGGGTGAGCTAGATGCACCTATAGCACGACCACCAGTTCTGACAGTATCAAACGGAATGACCAGAGGGTATCTATCATAATATGGCAGCTTATCTTTTGTTTTTGGTTCATATGCAAAAAGATACATCTGTCCAATCATTGGTACTGTGACCATCGCGCTACGATCCTGAGCCATCAAAGCATTTGGGCTCATTGCAACCTTGCTTGCTTGCGCGCGAAACCAATTTCTTGACTGCATGGTACGATTAGGTAGCTGGCCTTGCTTTTCGCCTTGCGTCAGTAGATTGTCAAAGACATATGCTACCATTATTTGATGCCTAATTCCCTCTCGGTGATTATGACGAAATCCCAGCCTCGATCAGCACAAAACTCTCTTGCGGCTTTCCACTTTGCGCTATTTATCCCATATCTAGCCACTTCTGTAATATACTTTTTAGTAGGTTTTCTCTTACCATCATGCGGTGGTGGGGCCATAGTTTGAGAAAGAGGTTTGACCTCAATCATCTTTGTCTTTATTGCACCACCCTTCTCGCGCATTTTGACTACAAAATCCGGAAAATATCGATGATATCGGCCATCCAATGGAGATCGATATGGAACTATGACTTCTTCCGATCCCCATTCTAATACATGGGGATTTGTGTCAAATTCTACCATGACGCGACGTTCCCACAGCGATCTATAGACGATGTTTGTCGGATCGCCGCGATATTTACTAGAATTGACTGGTCGATATTTGCCGCTGTAAGCCATGTTATATCTATGGCGCTATAAATATCAAAATCGATCGGAAGGTACCTTTAATGAGCGGAAATACAGGCGAAATTCCAGGCATTAACGCCGCACCACTTACAGCGGAAAATATTCGTCGTGTAAATTTTGCTACCGGGCGCAATTCATTATATTTTCCGCTTAATTATGATAGTATTGATCACTTGGTTACATTTCAAATTTTAAAATTTGAAAGAGTTACCCGCACATCAACTTTGAAT